GTAAATTAACTCTGGCATCAGCTCTAGCATCTGTGTAATAAAGATTAGAGCCTTCAGTTAAGTCTCCAGTATCTTTAGTTGCTAATCTAGTATCAAACGCTGAGTTTGCTCTAGCATCTGTGTAATAAAGATTAGAGCCTTCAGTTAAGTCTGATGTAGAATGATTGCTTATATCTGAAACTTGACCAGTAACATTACCAGTGATATTTCCTTCAATGTTAGCAACCAAAGTTCCAAGAGAATTAAGTGTGATATTTCCTGTAGCAGTACCATCTGCTGTAGTAAGACCTAATGTAAATTTGTCTGCTGACTCATCCCACATAAAGATGCCATTATCTTGATCACCTCTATTAATCAACATACCAGAATCATTAACTGGGCTGCCTGTTAATCCTGCATTAAGCTGGAACAGGTTATCTTCTATGTCTAAGTTTGTTGTATCTAATGATGTTAATGTGCCATTAACAGTTAAATTTCCTGCAACTGTTAAGCTATCCGCTATTTGCACATCATCTGGCAAAGTTATGGTTACATCAGCAGATTCACTGCCTGAGCCTGTAACTGTAATCTTGTTAGCAGTTCCTGTGATTGTTTGAATGTAATTGCCTGTAGTGTCTGTGCCTAAAGCAACGCTGTTTGCATCTACGCTTGCAGCTTGAATATTAAGGGCATCAACAAATGATTTAGTAACTCTAGTATCAATAGCAGAGTTAGCCCTTGCATCTGTGTAATATAAATTAGTACCTTCTGTTAAGTCAGAAGTTGTTTTGTTAGAAAAAGCAGTATCAAATCTTGCTTGAGTATAGTAAAGATTAGTGCCTTCTGTTAAATCGTCTGTATCTTTGGTTGCAAGCCTTGTATCAAATCTTGCATCTGTATAGTAAAGGTTAACTCCTTCTGCCAAATCGCCAGTATCTTTTGTGGCTAATCTAGTATCAAAGTCTGTATTTGCTCTGCTTGATGTGTAATATAAATTAGTAGTGCCTTCGGTTAAATCATCAGTATCTTTTGTAGCTAATCTAGTATCAAATGCAGAATTAGCTCTTGCATCTGTGTAATAAAGATTAACACCCTCAGCCAAATCACCTGTATCTTTTGTTGCAAGCCTAGTATCAAAATCAGAATTAACCCTTGCAGTTGTATAGTAAAGATTTGAGCCTTCTGCTAAATCATCAGTATCTTTGGTAGCTAACCTAGTATCAAACATAGATTCGCCCCTAGCTGTAGTCCAATAGAGATTAGTATTCTCTGGAACAATAGAGGTATCTAATGTTGATGTTGATGCTTGATTAGAACCATTGCCTATAAATATTTTGCCATTATCTAGGTTAGGTGTAGCATTTGATCTGCCAGCACCACCTACTTTAATTGAGCCATTAACAGCATGACTTCTTAATATCTTACCTATGTTTTGTATAGCTGCTGATTCTCCTGTTGGAGCTGTGGTTGTATATTCACCTGCTGTAGTAGATACATAAAGTATTTCACCTACTGATTCATTAGAAGTATCAATAGATGTTAAATTACCAAAAGTAACTATTTGCAGATTGTTATTAGCATTAGCATCTTCTACAGCCATACCAAATGCAGGCATTTTAGAAGCATCATCAGCCTTTGCTTTACCTACTGTAGTTGTATTTCCTGAAACTCCTGATACATAAACAACATCACCTTTAGATAATGATTCATCAGCTTTAGCTGTAAATCTTATTGCACCATCTAAATCACCAACAAATTCATCTGTTGCAGTAACTAAATTAAAAGTAACATTATCAGTTGTAGCTACAGCTTGTCCTATAGCAACACTAGGAGTAGAACCTTCACCAGTTCCACCTGTTACTGTTACACCAGTTCCACCTGATAGTGATTCAACATAATCACCAGTGGTGTCAGTTCCAAGAGTAATAGAATTAATTTGAACAACTGTATCTATGTCAACATTAGCACTACCATCAAAAGATACTGAACCAACAACATCTCCTGATAGAGATATGGTTCTTGCTGTGCTTAATACGTCAGCAGAATCTGCATTGCCTGTTAAATCACCAGTAACATTGCCTGTAACATTGCCAGTTACATTACCTGTTACATTTCCTGTTAAGTCGCCTGTAAATACATTGGATGAGCTAATGCTTACGCCAAAAGTAATCCAGTCTGAGTTAGCAGCGTTTCTTATTTTTAATACGGTATTTGCTGTATCTACCCATAACTGATGGGCAAAAGTAGTTGAAGGCTCGGTAGCCCCTGAATTGACTGTGGCTATAGCTTCTAAAGCATTGTTTAAATCAGCTCTGAAGTCAGCTCCACTCTGATTGGCTAGGTTGTAATCGTGTTGTGCCATTAATTTACCTCTGTCCTATTGTATATTTAATCTGGTTGAGTTGGAAACACTACATCATCAAAATTTGTAGTTGATTGATGAGATGATGGTAAGTCTCTTAGCTCCTGTCTATATGTTGCCCATTCTGCTTTTTTTATGTCTGATAAAGGGCTGTCGTTGACTTGAGTCCAATCAGATTCTTCTAGCAATCCATTTCTCACATTTCTAATTATTGGTAATATGTCAGGCGTATATTCTGTTGGCACACCATCTAATATTTTGTATTTAGTTCTATCATACGAGCCCTCAATAATACCCTCACCACTCTCAAGTATAATTTGATTTAATGATGTTAAGCCCTGTGAAGTTCCCTCGCTTTTGATTAAGCCTGTATCTGTACTGTATATTGTGTAGTCCATATTTATCTTTTAGGTTGTGTTGTCAATGTCAATATATATAGATTGATATGTTGTATTAAGTTGTGATCCTGAATTGTTCCAATTAACTCTCCAATATACTGTTTCTTGCGATGATGTCATGCCTGATAGTGTTCCCTGAAATATAAACACATAAGTTCTATAGTTACTTCCTGCTCCTGTATTTATTGAAGTAGAACTATTACCTACCCCACCCAAACTCACCCAAGTGCTTTGATTATAGCTATATTCAATAGTACCAACTCTTGTTTGACCTAATACTGCTGAATATACAACCTGATATGTTGCTCCGTTCCTTATATTGGGTGTTGTGGTGTTCATATATATTCCTTCAACTGAGTTAATAGTTGAACCAACTAACGAACCTGACCAATCTTGGTTTTTTGCCTGAACCCTCAATGGAACTGTGCCACCAGTTTGATTGATAATATCAGCACTTACATTATCAAAATGTTTCACATTCAAAGTATCAACATCAATCTTAGTTCCAGATAAGTTAGTGATTCTTGCATTATCAATAAATACTTGACCACCACTGACAATAAAAGGAGATACACTTGATCCTGCGTTATTATCAATCTTGAATGTATCAGCCAAGAAAGCTATTGTGCTAGTTGCTCCTGTTCCTGAGCTAGCATTACTTTCAAGAACCATCTGGGCAACCTTGCCATTTGCATTAAGTTTTAAAACATAAGATGCAGCAGCATTACCATTAATTGTTGATATGGCTGAAGCATTTGTTGAAATAGAAGATGTATTACCGCCAACTGTAGATGTGAGACTTGTAATGTCTGATGCTAATGCAGCATCAGCATTTGCTCTTGTAGTAGCTTCAGAAGAAATGGATGAAGTATTACTATTAACTGTTGAGGTTAGACTTGTTATATCAGCAGCTAATGCACTATCTGCATTTGCTCTGGTTGTTTGTTCTGTGCTTATTGCTGATGTGTTGCTATTAACTGTGGAAGTTAAGCTTGAAATAGCACTTGCATTAGCTGAGGTATCAGTTGTTAAAGTAACAATATCTCCCTGAGCTGTAGCAATGTTAGAGCTATTTGTAGAAACAGTTGAGCTTAGTGAGTTATACAAAGTAACCAAAGAAGAATCTCTGGCTTTTACCCAACCATTGTTAGATGCATTTCTTACATAAATTTGATTGTTGTCATCAGTATCTGCCCATAAATCTTGAGCTTGTAATGCATTACCATCATCCCTTGTTGATGGTGCTGATGTTGATTTTATTAATTGTGTTGAACCAGCTCCACCTGCATCAATGGCAGCAACTAAATCTGCTGCTGCTTTAGATAAAGTAATAGCATCATCTTTAACATCAGCAGTATCTACAGGTGCTGTGGCAACACTAAAAGTTAATGTGGCTGGTGATGATTCAACTCCAAGAGTGTTGATTGAGCTAACGCTGGCAACATAATTTGAACCCACTGGAATAAAACCAAGATCACAAAATTCAGTATCAACAATTTTATTTGTAAGTTCATTGCTTGAGCTATCTACTACATTAATTCTATATTCATGGTCTGGAAAGTCTGTGGGCTCATCCCAAGAAAGAAAAGGTCTATTTGTAGAGCTTGCATTGCTATCAGTAAAAGATAAGCCTGTGGGTGCTTTTACAGCATAAGCTGAAGGTAGATTAGATAGTTCTTCTACTGGTTCTTGTGGTGGAACTTCCCATGTATAAACATCAAAGTATTCTATTAGACTAACTGCAACCAAACCATTTGATTGAAGCTCTAAGGCTTCGACCCTGCATATCTTTCCATTAAAACCTAATCCTGCATAAGTAAGATCAACGATGTCTCCCACGTTGAGCTTATACATCTCAGGAGTACCTAAGAACTGCATTGTGGTCTGATTCCTGCTTCTGGTTAAAATAGCCTTTGCCATGTTATAGGCAATGTAAGGATCAGAGACATAAGGAAACTCTGCCTTAACTTCTAAGACTTCACCACCATCGTCAGATGTATAATCAGGGGTTGCATCATGTAAAACTGTGGCTGTGTCTAGCTCATATTTTTTGTTAGCGTTGAAGAATTCAACAATAACTTTGTTTGCCTTCTTGTCTTTATTTCCATAATCAACTGATATGCCAGAATCAGAAATAATATGATCATCAGTAATACTAAAGGTAGATGAGCCTGTATCTTCAATGGATAGTTCATACTTGCCATCTATATAAAGAAAGATACCTCGCATATTAGCAAGCAACTCTTTAGCATTATCCATAACATTCTTATTAGCATCTAAGTAACCATTACAATGAAATCTTTTAACCTTTAGTAAAGATGTGCCATTTTGAGAGGAATAAGTAGAGCCAAGAGTATTGTTAACATATACTGAATATTGTGCTTGTGCATTATAGAACTCTGTTCTCTGTACATCTTTTATCTCAGCACCATCTAAAACAATATTGCCAGAGCCATCTTCTAAATCTATCTTCTCGCCAATTTTGTTTTGCCACCAGATAGAATTTGCACCAGTTCCAGTTATATTAATATAGTCATCTCCAGATGTTCCTTCCCAAGTAACATTTTGTGCTGTGCCATTAAAGTAAGGCTGATCAACTAAAGTATCACAAACATTAGCAGCAGAGCTAAAGGTAGACATATTAATTTGAGATTCAGTTAAACCTTTTCCATACTCATTATTGGTTATGTAATCAAGAAAGCATAAAGCTGGATTGTCTGAATGTTTATAAGTAGAAACAGTACCAAATGTTTGAGTATTATCTCTAGGATCAAAAACCTTTTTACCTCTAACCTGAACTGTTAATTGTGGAACTCCACCCCAGATGCCTTCAGCATCAAAGCCATAATGGGCTGCTATGTAACAAACTCCATCTAGTCTATGTGCTGAAGTCCAATTAGGCATAGATGCAACAAGCATAGGGTCTGCTGTTTGTGATGCAGCTCCATGATGCAAGTTCATAACATATCTATATCTTGCTGTTGGGTCTGTTCCAAATCCACCAGCACCAGCATCTATACCTGTTCCATTCTGTGAAACTGTATTTAATGATCCTGAGCCTGAAGATATTTTATCTGAGCCAATATAACCACCATCTCTAAATCTTGCAGAATCAGTTAATGGGTTGCCATCTAGCTCAATTGTTCTGCCTAAAATCTCATCACATTCACCAACTGAAAGGGCATAAACAACATATAAATCTCTTGAATCATTATCACTAACATCCATGTAAATAATTTGTGCACCAACCCTTCTCGTTCCATAAATAACTGGTATTTTTCCACCAGCACTTTGTTTATTAGCCAAAATATCTTGACCTTTTGCAAGCATATTTTTGGCTTGTTGATAGCCTTTAACACCTACATATAAAGTTCCAATAGTTAAGGCAGCATCAATATAAACTTTATATTTTGCATAAGTAGCACCGACTGCTTTAAAAAAAGATACTATTGATTGCCAAACCATTATCTACCCCACCTAACATCTTTTTTGACTTGACTGGCAAATTCCATTCCTCTATCGCCTGTGCTAAATAATTGTTGTGATTCCTCTGAAAAATGTCTGCCCTTTGTTAAGCCCCAGTTTGCCCAATGTGATGCCACTGTCATAGTTAAAATAGAATCATCTATAGATTCTTGAATAGCAATATTTCTTATTTGACCTGTAAAATAATTTATAGCACCAACTATAGTTTCATCTGAATTAAAATAAGCTAAATAAATTTCTACAGTTTTATCTGAAAAAGCCCCATCTTGAACCAATGATCTCACTTGATCTGTAATATTTGAAAATCCTATATTAATTTCATTTACTTCTAGCTGCCCTGTCTCTGTTGTAGAATTCACTTCTAAAAAAGAACCACCAGCTTCATAAGAGTTAGAATCATAAGTTACGTTTGTATACCAATCAGTTAATCTAATAACTGTGGATAAATTAAGCTCAACCAGAAAAGCTGTCTTAGTTGCTGTGGATGATACTTGTGTTTGTAAAGCAGCAGATAGACTTCTAGGCATTAGGTAATAACCTCTCTAACATCAAATGAAATGCTGTAAAAACCACTAGCATCTGTTGAATACATGATTTCATTGTTTTCAAGATATACAGTAAAGCTAGGTTTATTTACAGTAACAGCTTCATTATCTGCAAGAGATGCTACTAAATTTGGAGATATGGTTACTGTTGCTGCTCCACCTGATGCATCAGCATCTTCAGATACCATGTACACCTTAGAATGATTGGCAAACTTAATATAATCTCCAGCCTTTAATGCTCCTGTGGTTTGTGAGAAACCATCCATTGCTATAGTGTTATCACCAGATGTATGAGCTCCATTAACAACTATATCTGTTTCTGATTTGCTTGCACCTAAGTTGTCTAATGGTGCTTGAATAGTAAAGTCCTCAAAAGAACCTTTTTGCTTTTGTAAAAATGCAAATATCTCTTGTGCTTTTTCTTGTTGTAAAGGTGGCATCCCTACTGTAAAAGAAAAATATTGTGAGCCTATTTGTCTTACTTGTTTTTTACCAGATAAAGTCTGGTTCAAAAGCGTTGGTCTATTATCTTTAAAATTTAAAGTTCTAAAGTTGGGGTCTGTTGGAAATTGACCAGACATTTACACAACCCCCATCTTGCCTTGATTATTCATGGCGTTGTTTATGATTGATGTTATCAATCCTTTTCTTGATGCTAATAACTGATCAAAACCAGCAGCATCAACTGTTGATATGTTGAAGTTGACTGTAGTGCCCATGCCTTGACCTTTTGTATGATCAATAATAGTTTCATTAGGATGTAGTATAGCTGGGAATCCACCCTTGCCATCTACACCACCTGCTCTAGCACCCATACCTGTATAGCCACCACCATCTCCTGATGGGATTTTTTTAAATATATTGCCAAAATCTGAAAACATTGATGAGAAAGTTCCTGAGATTCTTTTTATAATTAATTCTTGTATTGCAATTCTTAGCAATTGTTCAATCACATAATCAGCAAAGTTTTTAAACTCTAATTTTCCTGATTTTAAAGAATTTACAATAGAATCTTCAAATTGTTTCATTGAGCCTGTTGCTGCTTTTCCTAAATTATCCTCAACAGCTCCCAAACCTTGTTTGAAGGATTCTATGGCTGGTAGAATTTTCTCTTTTGTTTCTTGTTCAACAGTATCAGCAAGGTCTTTGACTGGTTCTTTTACAGCTAATATTCTTAATTTTAAATTGTGAAAAGTATCATGCAGTGCCTGCACATCTGCTATAGGCTCTCCAAAACCAAATGTAGAAATGCTTTTTAAAGAATTTGCAACATTTGCAATTAATATTACAACTGTTTCAAGTGCTTTTACCAAATTTATAGCTATTTCTCTTCCTAAAACCTTAAAACCACCATTTTGCATGGCAGCATCTTTTAAAATCCCACTTAATTCTTTGGCTATATCTTGTAAAACAGGCAAAAAGCTTGCAAGGGTGTATTGTACGAATCCTGTTACCTGTCTCTTAACAACATTTACTTGATCTGCAAATTTTTCAGTATTAGCAACTGTTTCAGAGTCTAATATAAATCCTAGACTTTGTGCTTCCTTAGCGTAATCCTCTAAACCCTTTTTTCCATTCTTTAGAGTATTAACTAATGCAGCACCCTCAGAATCAAAAAACTTAAAGGATAATCTTAATTGCTCAGATGAACTTTCTGTGTTCATTATTCCATCTGCAACATCGCCTAGTATATCTCTAGTAGACCTAAGATTACCTTCATTGTCTTTTAGTTGAATACCTAAGTCTTTTAGAGCACCCTTAGCTTCTCCAGTTCCTTTAGCTGCTTCTCCAACCCTTCTTATAAACCTTTGCAGAGCCATATCTAATGTTCTTTGCTCAATACCAGTTTGCTCTGCTGCAAATCTCATTTCTTGCAATAATTCTACATTAACACCTAACTTGCTTGCAGTTTTTCCAAGTCTATCTATGGCTTCAAAGTTTCTTTGACTAAAAATAGCTAGTGCAGCAGCAGCACCAGTTGCTGCCAAACCAACTTTAGCCACACCAATACCTGCCATTTTAGCTCCACTACCAACAGATTTGAGACCTTTGCTAACTTTATCAAAAGCTGCTTTGGTTTTATCTACTGCTGTTAGTTCAAATTTTACTTTTTTATTAGCCATTGTTTTGTTTCTCTTTAGCTATTTCTAGGTAAGCTACCCACCCTTGATATTCTTGGATAGTAATTTCTTGGATTTCTTGCAAAGTTTTTCCAAGTTTTTCAGCCAGTGCATATTGCACATATAAATTACTATCCTCTATTAGTTTTTTTTAACTTCCTCAATAGGCTCTTGCCCCATGATCTGTTGAGCCACATTTACCAATACTTCTCTATCAACTTTGTTTAATAAGGCATTTTTATCACTAAGATCAAATAACTTATCACCATTTTCATCCAGTGCTTTATAAATAAGGACATAAGCCATCATCGTTAGATCATCTTCTTGACTCATTTTATAGAGCTTAGAAGTTTCAGCTAGCGTTAATGGCTTACTATATATTTTTAATGGGTTATCTTCATCACCCCATTCAGGCACTTCAATTACTTTTACATCCTGCTCTGCAAAATGTTTTACAGCATTTTCAATTGCTTTCATTTTTATACAGTGCTTTCTGTTAGAGCACCATTGCCTTGAACTGAAATACTAGCTTCAACTAATCCATCAAATGAACCAGTCCTTGAAACACCAGTTACAATGGCTGAACCAGAGTAATAAGTATCACCAGAAGCATCGCCTTCAGGATAAACATTCAAAGTTACTTCTGATCCAATGCTTAAAGCACCTTGACCTGATGTATCAGTTTCATCCCAAAAAACATCCAAACTTCCTGAGAAGCTTGTTAATGATGGTTTATAAGTTCTAGCAGAATCACCCATTGAAGTATCTTCTAAAGTATCAGCAGATTCTTCGATTGAGTAAGACCTTATTTCAGCTACAGCATTTGAGCCAACCTTTACAGTTCCCTCACTTCCTTTATGTGTTGCCATTTTCTACCTCGTCTTTCGACTTTTCTTTAGAAGAAGATTTAGGTTTATCTTCCGATGGGGCTGCTTCTTCTTTCCAACCCTTATTCAATAATGACTCAACCTTAGAAGGGTGAGCATCTATAGAAACTTTTCCGTCTGGACTAATCATTTTCATAATTATCTCCTTTAAACTGCTACGTCAGGAGCATTTTCCTTGACATAATAGTTAGTTAAAAATGTAAGTGAGACATAGCCCAATGGCTTTTCTCCCTCAGCGTTAAACTCTATCTCTGTGGATTCTAAATAAGTATCTTTAGCTAATCCATCCAGAGTTCTATCAGCAGCTATTGCTGCTTCAACTTCTTTGCTTATTGTATCAATAGTATCATCAAAGTTGCTAGTAGCTTTTGCATAACCTTCCACAACTACCAATAAATCTCTGCTCATGAGTCTTTGTGTTCCTATAACGATAGGCTCAGATGTTTCTGATTTTGTGTAAATAATTAATGCTGGCAAAGAAGCGTTTTCTAATGGATAAACTCTGGATTCAAAAACATTAGAACCAGTAGTTGTTAATCCTGTTAGAGTTGTGCCAAATTTTTCTCTGATTTGTTGTCTAATATGATTTGCCATTATATTTCCTCAAGCATCAAAGCAGAGAAACCAGTTCTATCTGCTTGTATATTCACAACTGTATAATTTTGAGCTGCTTTTAATGTATTGCCATCAACATCTTTAATGGCTGCAACAGCTAGTGTATTTCCAAAAGATATATTTGGAACATCTATTGTTCTGCAATAAGCTATGGGCTTTAGTGCTTCCACGCCTATACCTTCTTCTTGTTCAACATATTCATTATTTAGAATAATCTTAATAGTAGAGTCAGTGCCATTATTTGTATAAACAGCAGATACACCATGACCATAGTCTATATCTAAATATGCAATCATATCTTCTTCTGTTTCCATGCGATATTGAGACATTATTCTTCCTCTAATACCAATGATACTAAACCTGTGTTATCAGGCTCTACTGTTCTAACAACAAAAGCAGTTTCAGGTTTTAAAACACTGCCACGATTGGTTGTAATTGAATTAACAATTAATCTATCTTCTTGCGATATATAAGGAGCATCAGTCGCTTTGATAATTGCTCTGGGTTGATAACCAGCAACAGGAACTGTGCCACCTTCTATGTTGAAATATTCTTGATCTATGATGATGTTGATATTGGTTGTATTTCCTGAATCAATATCGAACCAAGTGTCTATGAGACCAACCCTCTGATCCCATAATGATTGTTGCACCTCGAAGAATGTAGCAGTAACTCCATGACCTGTGTTGATGTCTACATAGGAGTTAAAATCTGCTGCACTCTCGATGGGCATGATTTATTTTTTAGCTCTTTTCTTTGGAGCTTTAACATCTGATGTTTCTAAACCAACGCTTCTATCAGCTTGTTTAACTTTTGGTTTTTCAACATGAATTTCTGCCTTGCCATAGCCACATAATGAATGACCTGTTTCTTGATCTAGTTCTACTATATCTCCAGCATGAACCTTTGATCCATTGGCAACTGTGTCTTGTAAAATTTTATATTTTTTCATAATTAAGGTGGTGGGGTTGCCCCCACCATTCCATTTAAGCATCAGCTAATTAGTCAGATGACTTACAGAAACTAACAGCATGACGAACTGCTACGTCTACAGTTTGTAGAGCAATAATTCTCACGCCACCTGCTTTTGAAAGTGCATAAGGATCAACAGTAATGTCTAATCCACCATACATTCCAATTAACAAGTCAGCAAAGTTTCCAAAGTAGAAATCACCTGAAGTTACTTGATTACTTCTGATAACATTGTAGCCATTCATTCTTCCATCAGGCTCAACAACGAACTGACCAGAACCTGTGTCCTTGCTGGTTGTTTTCAATGTTCCATAGTCTGCTGGCTTACAAATGTAAGACAATGAACCAGACAATGCATTATCAGCAGCAACAGCACTTTCCATGCCTACAATCTCAGCAAATGTTGGATTTGCAGCAGCAA